TAGGGTCAGCAGTTACAATAATGAATCCTTATACAACTATAAATTATATAATTTTTACTGGTGTCCTATAATGAGCTATACAATTACAAAAACAGACGGCACGACAATAACACAAATTGTTGACGGAAGTTTAGATCAAACTTCAACAGACTTAACCCTTATAGGAAAAAATCTTTCGGGTTATGGTATTTTTATTAATGAAAACTTAGTTAAATTATTAGAAAACTTTGCAAGCACGTCTCAGCCTCCGTACCCGCTAGCCGGACAACTATGGTTTGATACTACTGAAAATAGATTAAAAGTATATGACGGAAATAATTTTAAAGTAAGTGGCGGCACCATTATTTCTCAAACTGTTCCAAGTTCAATTTCTGCTGGAGATATCTGGATTGACAGTACTAGACAACAACTATATTTTAATGACGGATTATCAACTAAACTTGCAGGCCCAGTTTATACATCATCTCAAGGGATAACAGGATTCAATGTTGAAGACATTATTGATACTGTTGGAATTTCTCATACTATTTTGAAATTATATGTTGCACAATCTTTACTAGGAATCTTTAGTAAAGATACGTTCACACCAGCTTCGACTATTGCAGGATTTACGGGAAGTATTTCTACTGGATTTAACGTTAGCACACTAGCTGGTGTAAAATTTAAAGTTTCTGCATCACAAGCAGATTCTTTACTGGCGGCAGATGGCACAGCCCGTACGGCCGCAAACTTTTTATCAACATTAGATGACTCTGCAACAACTGGTACAATATCTATTCAAAATGCTGTTCCGTTAGTGCTAGGTGAAGGTGCAAGTACTGAAATAAATGCCACAACATCAATATTCCAGTTTAAATCAAATACAAGCAATCAAAACTTTGGCGTTAATTTACTCAGCGGAAGCGGTTTAACAACCGCATTTTTTATTAATGCTACAACTCAACGTATGGGAGTTTACACAGAACTGCCGACTGCAACTTTAGATGTTAACGGTGATGCACGTATTCGAGGCAGTCTAACAGTAGAAGGAAATCTAACTTCCGTTAATACTACCAATGTTGAAATAGCTGATAAACTAATCGAACTAGCAAAAGTTGCAACACCTTCAAATTCTACAGCTGATGGAGGCGGAATTTCGGTGGAAGGTGGTACAGATGGAGATAAAACACTTACCTGGTCAAACATTGGGTCAACTTGGTCGTCTTCGGAAAATTTTAATTTAGCAACTAATAAAACGTATAAAATAAATGGGTTTGATGTGCTAAGTCAAACTAGTTTAGGTACAACTGTAGCAAGTGCTCTAGGGTTAACTAGTGTTGGAACATTATCTAGTTTGCAAGTTAGTAATTTAAATTTTAGCGGTACTACCATAGCCAGTACAACAGCTAACGGTAATATAAACTTAACTCCAAACGGGTCTGGAGCTGTTGATGTGGGTAGCAAGCGTATAACCGGGGTAGCAACAGCTCTTCCAGGCGAAATATTTGACCCACTAAATGGTTCAGCTATTGATTACATATATGATGCTGCCAATAAAAATTATGTTGATAGCAAAGTTAGAAAAGCATCGGTAGGACTAAGTGCAGATACTACAGGGTTAACACCAGCGCAAATTGGTTCGGCGATCCTTACAAAAATATTCCCACCAAATGAACATGAAAGTAATACTATTTTACGATTAATTTGCACCGATAAACCCGAAGGCGGAGTTGGTTTAGAGAGTCGATATAAACAATTTAACTTAATCCCAACCACTGGCGATGAAAAAGAATGGCAATACGGTGGCCCGCTGTAACATCAAATTAGCATAAATACTGAAATAAGGAAAAGAGCGCAATGGCATACACTATAAACAGATATAATGGAGCACAAATTACAGTAGTCGCCGACGGCACTATTGATACTACGCTCGATGTTAAATTAATTGGTAAAAATTACGCAGGATACGGCGAAATTCAAAATGAAAATCTTGTATTTTTGCTTGAAAATTTCGCTAGCCCTACACAACCCCCTCGCCCGCTTTCGGGGCAAGTATGGTTTGATAGTTCTAATAACAAATTAAAATTCTACGATGGAACAAAATTTAAGACAACAGGAGGAGCAGAAGTTGCAACAACTCCGCCAACTGGCTTGTCCGAAGGTGATTTTTGGTGGGACAAAGCGAATACACAATTACATGCATGGACAGGTACTAGATTTGAACTAATTGGCCCGCAAGGCGTTGCTGGATCAGCAACGACACAGATGCGTTCTGCTAGTTTGACAGACACTAATGGCGCACCTCATGCAGTTATTCAAGGTATTTCAAACGGACAAACTATATTTACTATTAGTGCTGATGCTGATTTTACTTTAAATAACGCCGTAAATGCAATTACAGGGTTTACAAAAATTCGTCAGGGTGTTACTTTATGCTATACTAACTCAGAAGGTCCGTTATTAGGACAAACTACAAGTAATCATAGATTTTTTGGAACAGCAACTAACTCGGAACGCTTGGGTGGATACGATATCAGTTCATTTGTGCTGGCCGGCGCAACGAGCTTTAACTCGTCAATTAATTTTGCCGATGTAGGTTACACAGTTGGTAACCCAGTTGTTAAATTACGTGTGTTTAATGATAGTGCCACTACTCCAACCATTTATAATCAACAAGGCGACACGATTGTTTTTAAAACAACCGTATCGAGTGCTGAAAGAACTCCAATGAAACTAGTAGGTACTGATATTGTACCTGGAGTAACCCTTACTTCTAACTTGGGTTCTCCTACTTTAAAGTTTAACAACTTATATGCAAACTATATATACGGTACAATTGAACAAGCAGACAAGCTAACTGTTAACGGTACTTATAGATCCGCAAGCACAGACCCAGGAATTAATACTATTGCTGCCAGAGATGCGGTAGGCACACTTTCTGCAATTTTATTCTCGGGTGTAGCAACGCAAGCTAATTATGCAGACTTAGCTGAAAAATATCTTGCTGATGCAGATTATGAAGTTGGTACAGTTTTAATGATTGGCGGCGAAAAAGAAGTTACTGCTTGTACTATTGGTAGCCGAGCAATTGGCCCTGTATCTGCAAATCCTGCTTACTTAATGAATAAAGATTTAGAAAACGGCACAGCTATTGCACTGAAAGGCAGAGTTCCAGTAAAGGTTACCGGACCTATAGTTAAAGGTCAGCATTTAGTTGCCGCCGCAAATGGAACAGCACAGTCTGCCGGGGCAGGAAATCCAGACACATTTGCTATAGCATTAGAAAGTAATATTGATCCTTTAGTTAAATTAGTCGAATGTTTAATATTATAAAGGAACAATTATGGCTGGCGTAAATACTGCAATCTTAGCAACCGATTATAATACTATACAATCAAATGTTAATAACATATTAGGTATCGGTTCAGGAGACTACGGCTATGGCCAATCAGTTACTAGTAGTCAGGTTGCTAGAACCAACAGGATTACTGTGGCCCAGTGGAATGCTTTGAGAAATGATTTATTAAAAGCACGTAATCATCAAACATCTGTAGATGAAAGTGGAGCGTTAGCTATTGCGTCAACGACTACTCGTATTAGAGAAGCCGACAGATTGGCTTACAGCACATTTTCTAATTTAATAACTACCAATAGGTTAGTAACACCGCCAACTTCTCAAGCATCATTAACTACATTACAAACAGTCACACGAACTGCTCCTTGGGCAACCACTATTAGTCATCAAGTAACTACAACCTTTGCATCAGAAGATGCTAGTAGATTTTTCTTTAATAGTGGAAGTTCAATTAAATTTAGTGCATCGATGACAGGATACTCTGCTGGAGTCAGTTTGCTAGTTAATCAATCGTGGACCACGTTACTAGCAAACATGGGAATTATTAGCTTTAATGCATATTCAACTACATCGTCTGGAACAGGAACATCGCAGGCAATTGGTTTTTATAATTTAACAACTACAAATCAATTAGTTTTTACCAAATTAGTTGAAGCAGGCAATCAATACACTCCTAATCAATACCAGTTATATGTAAGGAAATCTGGAAATTCTGTTATTTTCACTCCAACATGGAGTTATGTTGAAGATGGGAATTATGGATTCTTTGAGCCAGCAGACGGTACACTAACTAGTTTAGTTCAAGCATATACTGCTACTGGCTCAAATGTTTCAGTAACTGCGCCAACAAGTTCTACAACTAATTTATAAAAATGTGTAAGTTAAAGTATTTTTTAGTACCAATACTTTGATAATAAATACACATATAATAGGGGACAGTAATGGCAGCAGGCGTCGGATCTAAAGTAGAATATTTAGATTACAATCAAATACAAACGATAATAAACAACGTGTTTGGCATAGGTTCAGGCAATTCTGGCTATGGACAAACGGTTACTAGTAGCCAAGTTGCTCAACATTCAATAGTTTCAGTTACACAATGGAATTCGTTAAGAAACGATCTACTTAAAGCTAGACAGCACCAAAGTGGTGTAGATGAATCTGGTAATTTAGGTCTTCCTACGCTTGATATTCGATTATCCGATGCAGACCGCGCGGCATATTTAAGCATGGCAACTTTGATTAATGATAACAGAAACATTACTCCTCCTAGTGGAGAATCCAGCTTTGTAACTTTAATAACATCAAACAGATCATCTGGCTGGACTAGTACCGTTAATCAAACACTAACTATAGAATTTGGATCAGCAGATAATCTTCGTTGGTTTTTTAATTCAGGTGGTAATTTTCAACTTAGCTCGTCACTTACTAACTATCAAACGTCAGGTGACAGTGCTTTAGTGAATTCTTCATGGGAAACTTTATTAAGGACCATGGGAATAATAAAGTTAAGTAATTTTTCAACCACTAATACTGGATCCGGAACTCCTGCAACTAACATTGGATATGCTAATTTAACAACATCAAACCAACTAATTTTTAGTAAACTAGTAGAAGCAACGCTATATACTCCTAATCAATATGCGTTATATGCAAAAATATCAGGCGGCTCAGCATTGGTACTTACGCCAACTTGGTCTTATACTGACGCAGGCAACGACGGCACTTATAGAGTATTTGAGCCAGTGACTGGAACTTTAAATAGTTTTTGTCAAATGTACATTGCCACCGGATCTAATGTAGCGGTCGCATATCCACAAGTACAATTTAGCGGATCTGGATGGACTTATTCCTCAGCATATGTTTCTCCGCCACCAAGTTATAGTATGCGACCTAATGTTACATTAGTAAACGAAGGCGGTACTGTTACTTACACTGTCAGTACTGATAATATCATAAACGGAACTGTCTTATATTGGAAAAATGTAGGAACTGCTAACGGACAAGATTTTACTGATACTGCCAATTCAGGAACCGTTACTATAACAAATAACGTTGGAATTGTATCTAGACTAGTACGTGCAGATCTTACAACTGAGTTTGTTAACGAAACAGTTATCTTACAATTGCTAACTGGATCAATCAACGGAGATCTGGTAACAACAGCAGATACTGTAATAATTACTGATTCATCTTTATCACCTATTAGTTATTCGATAACTCCAAATACTCCTTCGCAAGACGAAGGACTTCCAATTATTTTTACTATCACTACTACAGGCGTTGCAAACGGAACTATGGTATATTGGATCAACGTTGGTACTACTTCCGCTAATGATTTTCTTAATGGTATTAACAATGGATCTTTTGCTATTATTGGCGGCAATGCTTCTCTCACACGATCAGCAGAAGCTGACCTTACAACAGAAGGCCCTGAAACCATCATTATAGAATTGCATTCAGCCAGTGTGAATGGTCCGTTGCTAGCGACTAGCAGTCCGGTCAATGTAGTTGACGCCAGTACTACTCCTATAGTACCAACTTATGGTGTAGCACCGAGTATAAACAGCGTGAGCGAAGGCAACAGTTTGATATTGTATGTTACTACTTCAAATGTACCTTCCGCCACTACTTTATATTGGACAATTAATACCAATGCAGGAGATTTTTCTACATCAAGCGGAGCTATAGTGATCAATTCGAATGCGGCTCAGTTCACAGTAACACCTACCGCAGATTCCACAACAGAAGGCCCGGAAAGTTTCTCAGTGTCTATTAGAACTGGCAGTACTTCAGGGCAGGAAGTAGCAATTAGTCCTACCATAACAATTGGCGATGCCAGCACAACTCCAGCACCGCCACCACCGCCACCACCACCGCCACCACCACCTGCGATAACACCATCATTTAGTAAAAGAACTGGGGTTCCAAGCAATAAACCACCACCGCCACCACCACCGCCACCGCCACCGTTTATTACGTCTGTTAGTCCAAGCAGTCGCGGTCGGACAGAACCTTTTGGGACCACAATGTCAAGTGGCGCAGGATTTGTTGATCTAATCACAGTAACGTGTACGTCTGGATCCGGAACAGTAACTATGACTATGTCACCGGGTCAACCTTTTGCGTCAGGCTATGTGAGTCCTTCGTCTTTCCCCCTAAGTGCAGGACAGAGTCAATCAGTCAACTGTGGCGGAGTTTGGCCAGCCAGCTCACTCACTAACCCGTTCACATGGACAGTTTCATCTAATGCCGGCGGATCTTATACCTATTCAATTCTTCGTGCATAGCCTAATTTAAATTTTCTAATGTCTTGACTAGATAATTAAAGTAGTGTATTATTACACTATCTCGGAGTTATCTATGGACGAAAAAATTCAAAAAGCATTTGAAGTTGTTAACTACATGGCAACACTGTCAAATCAACGACGCTTGTTGAGTGAAGAAACAAATCTAAAATTAATCTATTACATTAACGGGGCAACATTCAAAATCACACCCACACTAATCAACTTTGCAAAATTAATGATTGATCTAAACCGCACTGCGGATGCTGTGTTTGTTGATGACAACGGCAATCCAGTTGTAGTAGCGGATGTGCAAGAATTTTTTAATAGTATTACAAACCAATATTTTGAAGTCGTTGTCAATTACTCCACTAGATTCTTAGCAATTAAATCCAAAAGAAAAATAAGCGATTTAATTGATCTATGAAAACAACTGGCGCTGTAATTTTTGCTCAAAATAATTCATCCATCGACTATGTCAAGTTAGCTATTTTTGCGGCTCAGCGTTTACAAAGTTTTTTAAAAATTCCAGTCAGTATTATAACAGATTCGGCTGACTGGTTACTAAAGACATATCCTAAAGAATCTAAGATTTTTGATCAAATTTTTCATATAGAAAATGTATCCGCTTATAATCAAAAAAGATTTAATGACGGAACTTTATCTTCAAAATTTTTAGAATGGAAAAACTTAGCCCGTAATTCAGTATACGACTTAACTCCTTACGACAGGACACTAGTTATTGACAGTGATTATATTATTAATTCAACGGCATTAGCTAACCCTTTAAATTCAGAGCATACTTTTCAAATATATAAAGATTGTTTTAGCCTGTCGTCGTGGCGCGGCACAACTGAATTTACTAGAATAAATCAATATTCTATACCGTTTTATTGGGCCACAACTTTTATCTTTGAAAAAACATTAGAAGTAAAATACTTTTTTACTGTAGTTGAATATGTTAAAAACAATTGGCAATATTTTAGGACATTATATAGTATAGAAGTTCCTACATTTAGAAATGATTTTGCATTTAGTATTGCTATTCATTTAATGAACGCAAAGACGTCTGGTATGTTTGCCCAAGAATTACCTGGTAAAATGTTTTACATTTCCGATAGAGATTTATTAATTTCTCTAGATGACATTAAGATGAAATTCTTAATCGAAAAAGAAAATTATTTAGGGGAGTATACTGCTGTTTCCTTAAACAACACTGATGTTCATATTATGAATAAATTAAGCCTTTCACGGTTCATTGACGGAGGTTCGGGTGTCTAAGGGATTCGTAGTTCTTGCTCAAAATAATAAGAGTGTTGATTATATCAAACAAGCATACGCACTTGCCTTGAGTATTAAATCGACACAGTTGGAAGTTACTAATATATCATTAGTTACAAATAATCGAGTTCCAAAAAAATATAAAGCAGTATTTGATAAAATTATTCCAATACCATGGAATGACGATGCTACTAAAACACAATGGAAAATTGAAAATCGTTGGAAACTATATCACGCTAGTCCCTATTACGAAACCATTGTTTTAGATGCAGATATGTTGTTGTTAGAAGATATCAGTACATGGTGGACATATTGTGCTAATTTTAATATTCGATTTTGTTCAAAAATTACAAATTACAAACTAGAAACTATCATTGATACTGTACATCGAAAGACTTTTGTAACAAACAACTTACCTAATGTTTATCATGCATTGCATTACTTTAAAAAATCAGACGAAGCCGGAGATTTTTATAAAGTATTAGCCTATGTGGTAAGTAACTGGGAATTATGTTACGGAAAATTTACGCCTAACGAGTATCAAAATTGGTTAAGTATGGATGTTGCGTGTGCCATTGCAATAGAATTATCAGGGTTATACAATATTATTGATGTAAATTCTCCCTTACAATTCACTCATATGAAATCTCCTATACAAGGATGGTCTATTATTCCTGAAAGTTGGCAAGATATAGTTTCTCATTATCTAACATCTACTGGAAAATTAGTAGTTGGAAATATTGCTCAAGATAAATTATTTCATTATGTAGAAAAAGAGTTCATAACAGATAATTTGTTATTAGAATTAGAGGAACTAGCCGATGGCAAATATTAAGTTATATGCGTATTTTGATATTGACACGGGTAATCTATTGGCATTTTCTAATGAACTTAGAAGTGAATATGAATATAAATTAGAAGTAACTAAGGAACAATATCACAGATTTGTTAGCGGTATTGAAAAGTTTTCTGACTGGGTAGTTTGTAGAACAAAAAATATAGATTGCGAATTTGAATTAGTTCAAAAAGAAAAACAAAATATACTTTTCAAAAATAGCTTATTTGAAAGAATCACAAACAACACTAATCTTACACCAGAATTAACAGTACACTGGGATGCTTTTAAAAAAGTATGGATCTTTATTATCACAGACGAATTTAGACAACGTATATATAGTGGAGACATTCGTGATTCAAAGATACGTTATAAAAATGTAGAATTTTATATTACAGTGGCAAACGAGCCTAATATATTAATACAACAAATAAAAATCGATATAGAGAATTTGATTCAAGATAAAACAGTTATACCATTTGTATCTGAATATGAATTAGATATTAAAAAAGTTAATATTTTTACGAGGAATCCATTTTTCTCTTACGGAATACAAACATGGAAAAATTAAATGAGTAACATTATTAAAATTATAGAACAAGACATTATTTTTCTAAGTTATGATGAGCCTAACGCCGAAAAAAATTATGCAGACCTGTGCAACAAAGTACCATGGGCAAAACGTGTACACGGAGTTAAAGGTAGCGATGCCGCACACAAAGCCTGTGCCGCACTAAGCGAAACTGAATACTTTGTTACTGTAGATGCCGATAATATTGTTGATCCAAAATTCCTTGAAGTTGAAATAGACTTGGATTCACTAGGACTAACATCAGATCATGTGTTCAGTTGGTGCGGTAAAGTTCACGTCAATGGGCTTATGTACGGTAATGGTGGTTTAAAACTGTGGACACGTAAATTTGTTAACAGTATGCGGACACATGAAAATTCAGATCCCAATGACGTAAAAGGGTTGGTTGAATTTTGTTTTGATGACAAATATTACCAGTTTAATGAAAACTACAGTGAGAGCTTTACCAATGCTACTCCATTCCAAGCCTGGCGTGCCGGCTTCCGTGAAGGCGTAAAAATGTCATTGGATCAAGGTGCTAAGACAACAGATTTAAAATCTATATGGTGGCAAAATTATGATCGGATGCTAATATGGTGCAACGTTGGTGCCGACGTGGAAAACGGACTGTGGAGTATGTACGGTGCTAGAGAGGGTGCTTACCTTACTAACTGTACTGACTGGGATTATGCGAATGTTCGAGACTTTGAATGGTTAACTACTGAGTGGGAAACAAAGTACAGTAAAATTACAGAAGAAATGTTACCCTATGAAATTATGGGATTAGGAGAGACACTGAAACACGAGTGCAGGTTAGAGCTTGCAGAGTTAGATCCTAACGGCAGTAAATTTTTTAAAACAGTATACAATAATTCTCCACGAATTATTCGGAGGCGATAATGTACGATATTGTGTTTATATCGTTTAACGAGCCTAATGCTGATAGAGGTTATTTAGATTTGTTAAAACACGTTGTGGCATTAGATAATAGTGTCTATCGAATACATGGAGTTAACGGTATACACCAAGCGCATATAGAAGCAGCCAAAGTTGCAAAGACTAATATGTTTTGGGTAGTTGATGCGGATGCAAGAATACTACCTAATTTTAAATTTAATATAAAGTTAGATGCCAGCGAAGAGGATATTGTACATGTTTGGAGAAGTATTAATCCTATTAATGATTTAGAATATGGTTATGGTGGTGTTAAACTATTACCAAGAGAATTGACATTGACTATGGATCTATCTAAACCAGATATGACTACTAGTATATCTACTAGATTTAAAGCAATGACAACAGTTTCAAATATAACGGCATTTAACATTGATCCGTTAAGTACATGGCGTAGCGCATTTAGAGAATGTGCCAAGTTAGCCAGCAGAACTATTTTAGGTCAATTGGACGACGAAACTGCACATAGATTAAAAGTATGGACCCATATTGGTGGCGACAGAACCTTTGGAGAATATGCTAAAGGTGGTGCAAGTGCCGGAGAATGGTTTGGAAAAACTTATAAAGATGATACTGCAACCCTAGCCAAGATAAACGATTATGCTTGGCTAGAATCTGAATTTAACGGACACATCAAAATGTTTCCGCCTAAAACGTTTAAAGGAGACTGGCCGCTAGAGGAAAAATAGTAGCTATTACTTTAGCGCAGGCAATAGCAACTTCTTGATGTTCTTTCTGTGTGCCGTTGGCACTTCGCAATTCAATAAAATGAATCCAGCTACGTAGTGTACCATTCATATATAAACGACTTTCGATAAGTCCTTCTGGTAGAACAGCGCGAGCTTGTTCTTTGGCTATGCCGTTTTTAATAGCCCACTCGTATTCCCGTTTAGCGGCATATATAACTCGTTGTTGGGCACGGAACCATTCATTTTGTAACAGTTGATCATCGACTTCGACGCTGTTCTGTCTATTTTTTTCGTCTTGCAATCTAGCTTCTCTTGTAACAAAATTGAGATCTTTCGTTGGGTCAGCATAGCGTTGAGAGAATTCTTGGAAACTGAAACTTCGGTGTCGCAAGATTTGTCGAGCAATATCTCTTGTTGTGGTAATTTCAATACAGGCAGAGACCATTTCAAGTGGGCTCCAGTGTTGGTGTTTGACCAAGTACTTGATGAGTTTTTCTGATGTGTCTGTGTTGAGTTGATTGGAAGGATTGCTAACACGGGCGCAATACGCAATGAGTTCCTGCGCATCTGCGAGACCCAAGTCTCTAAATTCTGTTGTGGGTTGTGAATAGGATAGTAGCCGAACATTCATTATTTATAACTTCTTTTTCTTTAAAAATTTTTGGGTTGATTTTACAATATCTTTTTTAACACGTTCAGTGTCAAGTTTAAAATCTATATTATCAATAGAATCTTCGTAAGTTTTTACAAGCTCACGAAGATTCAATTCAAAACTAGACCATCCTTCGTTACGTGTAAGTGTAGTTACTTTAATTTCCCACGTTTTACCATCTTTAAAATTAACCAAAACTGAATGCAAATACCCAAGAGGTAACACGTTGAGTTTTACTTCTCCAAATACTTCAGGCCAATGTTCAATGATTTCTTTGGGAAAGACTTTTCCCTTAGACATCATTTTTGTTTTTTAGTCGGCACTAAATCTTCAGCAAGTCTACGGAAATTTGCGGCATCTTTAGCCAAGCGGTCTGCTTTGCTACGATATTCTTTAGCCTGCTCTTCCGGAGTTAAATTAGCATTAACTGCTTCGGTTTCATTAACTGACGTTGATGTTGTTCGTGTAACATCGCTTTCGGTTTTTTTAGTATTAGGAGTTTCAGCTTGTTTAGCATCTGGCATATTAGATTTAACAGAAAGATCATCAATTGCTACGCCACGTTGCTCTGCAATAACTTGATTAAGTTCTGATAAAAGGATCGATACAGATGTTGTTGGTTGCATTTCAACTTGATCTGTTGAAATCTTAACTAACTTACCCTGTGTATGCAATGCTGATAACATAATGCTACCATCTGGAAAATTGCCCCTTGCCAACGCATCTGCAAATTCGTGAGCATCTTGACCAGTTGTACTTTCTACTAGATTAATAATAGCATCGTGATAACTGTCTGGTAGATTTTCAGTCGGTACAATTAAGCAGTTGTATGCATCGCCAGGCAATGTTCGATATGCAACAACGCATTTTTTATTAGTAGATTTTACTCTACCAACGTGTTTAAGTTCAGCCATATTATTTTTGTCCTTCAGCTTGTTTAGCCACTTGATCTAAAAAAGCTGTTAATTTTGTGTAAGTTTGCCCAACTGCTGTCATTTCATTTGGTTTAAATGCACCCCGTGAACTGGCAATGTCGATGATAACTTTCATTGCATTTAAGTCGTTGATAGTTAAATCGTTTGGATTTTCTGCTGGAGCTCCAGTTTGTGGTTGCTCTTGATTTTCTTGTACGGATTCAGTCATAGTATCTCCTTCGGTTAAGTACATAGTTAATTATCTCGTTTCTAAAAGCGGGCAGGCAATCCTGAAGAAACTTAATTCTTTTTCGCTTTCGAATCCTATTCGTGTATTATGCACAATTGTATTAGATTGGTCAAGCCCAATAATTTGTCCAATATAGTACCTACTATTTAAATTATTAAAGATCCAACTGTCTATATTCTTGAGCAAGATTGGATTATATCGTTCTATAGTAGTATATTTAAAATGAGGGCAGGCAACCCTAACCCTACGTAATTCGAAATAATTTAAAGGATTAGGTTTGCCATTTTTTAAACTCATATTATGCGGCTTCAGTTACTTCTTCGTAGTAAGCGTACTCGCCAAACGGAGGAACAATAGTAGTATTACCGTGAATAATGAACACTGTATCGCAGTAGTTTTCATCGCCCCATGAACCGTATGGATACCCGTCTGTGAACATGATAAACTTTTTAGGATGGATATCGTTAGCTTTCATGTATTCCCAGTTGACATCAAACTCAGTGCCACCGCCACCCATAACTTCGTAGTCATCAAACTCGTCCATCGAGTAGCCGTCGTAGTCTGCTTCGTTGTATACCTTAGTATCAAAGCACCAAACTTTAATATTAAAGTCTTGATACTCTTGCATAATGCCTTTGATTTCTGTTAAGAAATCTTTTGCTTGGTCGTCTCCAATTGAGCCTGACATGTCAATGGCTACACAGATATCAATAGTTTCTTTGAAGTTAGTTCCTGGAAGAATAGCACCCATATGCCAGCCTTTGCGGTTAGGTCGCATAAAACTAAAGTCATCACGTATAGTACTTTGAATCTGTTGACGAATAATCTCACGCCAGTTCATCTTAGGCTCAGTGAGCTCTTTAATCATTCTTTGGATACTTGCAGGCGTATTTCCCGCACCCGCTGCCTGAGCGGCTTGTAATGTAGCCTCACGTATCTCATCACGAATCTTCTTTAGTTCGTCTTTGCTATATTGCGGCTGTCCGGATTTACCTGAATCTCCCCAGTCAACGTGTTCGTCCAGCAATTGACCAAGTGCGTCCAATTCTTCTTCGTCATGCTTGTTGTAAATTTCGTCATACACTTCTTCCGCACCTTTGCCGTAGTATTTGGCATCGTGGAAGATTTTAATTGCTGGCGGTTGTTCGCCAATGCGATCTCGTACCAATTGTCCGTTGACACAATAGTCTGCGGCAATGTTCCAAATGCGTTTATTGCGACCTTCCACACGAGTCATGTGATCAAACACATTATGAAGAATTTCGTGGGCAATAACGAATTCAATTTGTTTAGTAGTTAGGGGTGTAAAAAATTCTCTATTGAAGAAAATAGTGCGTCCGTCTGTTGCGGCAGTGGGAAGCCAATCGCTTGCTTCTTCAATTTTTAAGCGTGTAGCCATGTTACCAAAGAATGGATGGCGCAATAGTAGGCCCACACGGGCTACAATAATTTTGTCTATAATTGGATCTGTATGTGACATCTATGCTCCTAATGTTTGCTGTATGTATATATTATAACACCGCCCGAAGGCGGTGTCAATAGATACATGTTAATTACTTGCTCTTGTCAGTGGCCTGTGCAATGTACTTACCAAATTTCTTATGGAACTCATCAAAACAAGCAATTTCGTCTGGATCCAGTGGCAGTTTGTAAGTACTCAGTGCCAATTTAGTTCCCATGATAACCAATTCTGTTTCAAAGTTATTCATCATAAATTCGAAGAAATTGTTAGTTTGCTCATTCCAGTTTTTGGCTTTCTTATCACAAGACTCTTTCAATTCGTAGCACAAGGATACAGTCAAAGAGTACATGGCACTAATTTCTTTAGAGTCCATCTTTTTAACTTTACCTGCCAAGATATCGCTTGGGTTAGGCATTTTGCTTGCGTGTTTACGATGTGCCATAAACTTAAGAGCAAGGCCTTCCCCAACTGAACCTGATACCAAGTCTGTCAAAGTATCTGAATCGCAGTCATCGTCGTGCAACAATTCGCTAACGAACGACCAGCTACGTGGAGTAGCAAATGCACGTGAGCTAGACTTTGGATCAAAGTCGTACAGATCTTTCTTTGAGAAAGACAAGAAGCCAACCACGTCCTTGTGAACCTTGTTCTCAGCGGCCCACTCAAAGTAGTCGTCCCATTCAACTGTCATCTCCAAGTGAACAAAACGGTTAGCCAACGGAGCAGGCATACGGAATGTAACACCTTTGTCAGTTTCGCGGTTACCTGCCGCTACCATAACAACATTGTCTGGCAGTTTGTAAGTACCAACACGGCGATTCAAAATCAATTGATAAGCCGCGGCCTGTACACTAGGTGCGGCACTGTTCATTTCATCCATGAACAAAATAATGGTCTTATGTTGTTTTGCCATTTCTTCGTCGGGCAATTCGCTAGGAGGAGCCCAAACCATTTTGCTAGTGTTTGAGTCAAAATACGGAATGCCTTTAATGTCAGTAGGTTCCCACAGTGACAAACGAACATCGATAACATGAGCTTCTAGCTCAGTACCAAGTTGTTTAATAATATCCGATTTGCCAATTCCGGGAGGACCCCACAGGAAAATTGGACGCTGATTCTTGAACGCTTTGCGCAAAGACTTTTTAGCACCTTTAGGGCCTACGGTGCGGCTAATGATTTCTGCCATTTTACATTTCCTATCTTAAGTTAGCGGGGTTAAAAAATTAAGCTATGTGTATATTATATGGCCTAAACGCAACTAAGTCAAGCAATTTTTCAAGCAGTATTCTTGAATCTAACCAAAATTTAAGATTCTTTTTGACGTTCAGTCATAGCCTTAACCAAACCAAATTTACGAATATCGTCCGAAAACAAATACAGCTCAAAACTCTTACGTTCGGAAAATACTGTAATACTTTGGTTTGTTAAGTAGTAAGGGCAATCAATATATTTTTCTAAAAATATGATTGTTTGTGGACTAAGCTCTATAGGCTCAGTGAAAGGAATTTCGTACATTTGAATTTCTAAGATCGTTGTTAGAAACTCATAACCTTCGTCACTTAGTCTAAATGCATTGGGCTTGTTAACTCGATTTGATTGCCACCATTTTCTATTGTAAAGTTCAACATTCGCATCATCTATACTTTTACCCCATTGCTGTAAAAATATTTTGGTTAGCGAATTTCTGTCAATCATTTTACCGTAGTGCCTTGAGTCAGTTTAACAACTTGGAAATCTATAGTACCAAATGTTAAGTTTAATTTTTTGGCTAGATTTAATGCATGGCCGGGATTACTAAAACTGGTCTTTTTGTATTTAGGTCCGGGATAGCTGGTAAGGCTGTTAAACGATTTTAGATTAAAAGGCTCGTTCTTATAGAACACAGCCCAAATGGCTTCAGATTCTAAAATCTGTTCAGATTTGTAAGTTTTTTTGTTAGTGTATTCTAACAATACTTTAGGTTTGGGTCTGCTCATAATATGCGTCTCTCGATAAGTACGCATATATTTATCTTTTATTTAGGCTCTACGAAGCCGCCGCCGTCCATGGTAACTGTTATTACTTCAGTCTCTTGCGTATTTTTAAGAGCACTATATAGCGTTTCCCAATCTCTATTCAATTTATCCAATGTTTCAGTTAATGCAAGATTAAGGAGTCGCGCCTGCTGTATAGTTAATTTAACTTCTTTTTGCTGATTGAGTTCGGCTACTCGAAGTAACTGAACAAATTGCGTTATGGGAGTTAGGTTAATAGGATTTTGCATTTGATAACACTGCCTTCATTTCTAGTTTATCTTTAAACGGACCTTTAAACGGATATCGTTCGATAGTAATAGCTTTTGGACAAAAGCTCTTAACCCAACCTTTATTAAATTTAATAATGTAATAGCCTGCACAATACAAACTTTTACTGGCATTAGATTTTGTAAACAATGCTAGTTTACGACGAACATCATACATACTATTAAACGGTTCGCATAATGTTGGATAGCCATGACATTCGAAATTTTCTTCTTCTGTAGCAGTAACTTTTACTTTGATCTTACTACTAGTTAAAAAGAATCCATCACCAAACTGTTTGGTTAAATCTTGCTTTTTGTTAAACATTACTTCACCATTGGTGCTACTCAAAATAAATTTATTATTTTCTTTTTTATGTAGTGTGGCAATTTTAGAACCGTCTTGTTCGACGATCCAAAATTTTCCATCTACAATCGGTTTTGCATAAATCTCTGTCATTATTTTTCTTCCTTAGGAAATTCTTTACTAAACGGCCAACTAGTGTTTGAATCGGGTCGTTGTTTTAGTTTAACATTTTCTTCAATTACCGTTCCGTCATCTTCACATAAATCCACTTGATATGGTGCAATGATATATACCGCAGTATCTTCTTCTTGCCAGTCATGCTCGCCGTCAAACAACCAACCGGCTCCACCTTCATAGTATGCTTCACGAATAGCTTCTTGTTCTTCTTCATCAATATCATTACTGAATTCTAATTCAATGTTAATGCTGTCATCAAATTCACTGCCCCAACCGTCAGTGTTAGTAGCATAGGCTACTGGATCACCTTCCCAGGGTAGATTGCAGTCTAACTCTGAGTCAATAAATCCTTGACCCCACCGATAAGTTTCGTCGAGGTTAAACCAACTAATACTATCATCTGCATTTTTACGATACATCTCCACGTGCCATACAATGCTTTTCTTTTCAAGTGGTTTGATTAGATATACTCTAGACATTATTCTTCCTTATATTTTGCTTGGAACGGCTCTGCATATGTTTGTATATTGTCTGCAATCTTTTTCATATCCCAAATATTACAAAACTTTAACATACGAATTCCTACTTGATCTACATTTTTAGGAACAGCATTTGTTTTTACAGTTTCTACAATCTTTTCTTTAATTTCTGCAGGTTGTGCTGTAAGATCGCATAGTTGTATATTGCGTTGATAGTCTTCTAGCACACGATGTTCTTGTCCATTGTGGTCGGTCCAACGTTGCAACATGAGATTGTTCCACGAATATCCTTTGCTTTTACGATCTTCAAACGCTTCAGTAAGGCCTACTTTGTTTTTAGAACCTTTAGTACGTACACCAGGATAAGCTGAGAAGACATTATCGCTAGTATCGCCTCGCATACATTTTTCGAACAGCATCCATTCTGGATCTTGTGCGGCCTTAGGTTCACCAGTCTTTTTATCTTTAACGGGTTTACCCTTAGCATCAAATGTGCCTTCGTGCGTAATATGTAAATCACCTACACCATTATATTGGCTAACATTGCTACTAATAAGTTGCGCAAAATCGCCATCAGTGCTGATAATAACGTGTTTTGCATTTGGGTGTGCTTGTACCCATCCGGCAATAAGATCATCCGCTTCTAGATTAGGATGTTGCATTACAGTACAGTTAGTCTTTTCTGTAACAAACTTTTTGAACTCATCGAATGCTTCCCAAAACAACTTGTCTTCTTCTTGTTGTTTTTCAGTTAACGCATCTCTAGCTTCTTTACGATTGGCTTTATACGGAGTATAAAAATCCTTACGCCAGCTTCGACCTTCGAGACAGAACACTACATGGCTACCGCCAAAGTCTTGCCATGCTTTTTTAATAGAGTTGAAAGTAATATGAAAAGCCATGCCAAGTTTAATATCAGCACTGCCTTGCACCACATGTCTAGCACGAAAGAACGTGTTAGCAGTATCAACTATAATATGTGTCATTCTACCTCTGCTTTGCCACCGGCAAGTTTTGTTACATTAATATATCCAGCACCCACACGTCCAGGATCGGCTACTCCGGCTTCACCTAACATGTTTCGTGCCAAATCTCTAAACCAACGATCCACAATTTCTTCATCAGGATCACCGTCGTATCCGTATCCTGCACGTTTCAATTCTAACACAAATATCTCGTTCCAGTCAAGCTCAAAGAATCCATTTCTAATATTGTCTTTATTAACATGGGTATCCAAAACAGCTACCCACGGCTCACCTTTGGCCGTGGCACGTTCTTTTGGAGTTAATTTGGCTTGTTCTTCTGCTTGTTGTGCCAGAACTGTTTCAGCAACCGCTTTATCTCGTGCTACTTGAAGCTCTGCTTTTTCTTCTTCAAGTTTAGTAATACCAAAAATACGTTTAACAAACTGTTTCATTATGTACCCCACTCATTTTTAAATAAAGGCACTTGCAATCTATCACTATAACGCCAGCCGCGATTCATAGCTGCCAGTGCTACATTCTTTGCGTTAAGCGTGTATACACTTTCTACACCGCCCACTGGCATTAAGTATACATAGCCTGCAAAACCTGCTTCTCTAAATTCTTCTACAGCATGTTCTGCATCAATGATATCTTCCGCTGTTGCTACTACAAATTTAAGATATACAGGTCCTACTTCTTCGTATTCACAAACAACTTCTGGTCTAATAGCGTCAAACCAATTCTCGCCGCTTGCTGGTAGTTTAGCACTGACACTAAATGTAACACAACGTTCACCGGGAATCTGCATAGACCAGTCTTGCAAGTATTCTTTGAATTCTGGTGTAAGCGGTTGAGTACCGTTTGTTTCAAAAGTAATTTCTTTCAGTTGTTTCATATAAACATGATCCAACAAATCTGGATAAGCACGTTGCCAACCTAGCAAAGGTTCGCCGCCTGTAATGACCAAATGTTCATCAAGCCATGTTTTATGGGGAAGTATTTCTACAATGCGTTCTGCAATTCCGTCTGTTTCCATTACAGGACTTAGATCTTTAAAACGTGGGTCCCAACTTGCATAGCTATCGCATCCTGAACTCACTAACGGCAAGTCTTCATATTTGAAAAACTTTTTAATATCAGCCGCAATAAAATGCCGTTCCTTACTTTGTTCGCCACGAGGCATACCAAACCCGTCACAGGTAAAGTTACATCCAAATGTTCGTAAGAAAACAGACGGTACACCCATGTAACGTCCTTCACCTTGGATACTGTAAAACAGTTCCGCAATTTTAATTTTTGACATTCTTTTCTTTCCTAAATTCTTCTACATCACCGATTGCTAATTGTAACACACTTGCATAGTTAAGAGCTTGTTGTTTGGTTAAATGCACTGCTGATTCAGTATCGATATAACCTTTGGTCAGTAGTGTCCAAATATGATACCACCTTTTTTTACTCCACCAATTTGTTTTACCTGTGGTATAAATGGTTACAACAATATCACTGTCATCTGCTTCTACCCACATGTTGTGATTGTGATCTTCATCGCCGCAATTACAAGCAATTCGGTAGACTCTGCTGTCACCCCAGTCGTTTGTTTTCATTATGCCTTCAGCTGGTATTTGTGCTTTCATCTTAGTGACTCCAACATTGAAATTTTAGCAATTTTTTCGCCAAAGTCTTCGTCTTTGCCGATGATATAAATTTGACGGTCAGTTCTGTCAGACTTTGGATCGTACCGATTAAATTCTACAACTTTACCACCAACAGCACTATACACTTTGAATTGAAGTGTGGGTTCACTGTCAACGTTGGCACGACCACTAATAGTACTGATAGGGTTGCCTCGGCCCATTTTGGGACTTGGAAAGCAATCATCTGCCTGATCTCTAGCGTTATCCCAATCTTCACGCACCCATTTAACTATAATTCTTTTAAACCAGTTCATAATGACATGATCCTTTCTATTACTGTTTTTGCATCATCAAACTCACCACGATCCAACCTAGCTTCAATTTGAGTTTCATATTCGTTACGCAAGTGACGAAGATACGGACGCATTCGGTAAGTAGCATATGGTTGTGTCCATTTAATAGTATAAAGATATTTTGGATTCATTCCACATCCTCTTCAAACCATTCGTCCACCATTTCTTCAGCTTCCGTTTGCGTAAGTGCAGGAACAAACAATCGAGCAAGGTGCCCTTGTGTATGTTGTATGTTAAATCGAACAATGCCAGTTGGGATACTTTCCCATTCTCTTTCCACTACAAATTCTTTCAAATTCTTTGCACGATAAATTATATGATCTGTCAAGTCTTTAGCTGTTGTCATATGGTTTCCTTAATATGTATAAATTGGTAATGTGTATGCTGGATCAGTCCAGCATTTTTCTTGAAATAAAATTTCTAATCTGCTCTTACTATTATAGTATCGTATTTTAAGAAAATCTTGATCTGCAATACCTGTGATGTACATCATTTTTTTAGTAAAGGTACACAAGTCGTCAGCAAATGTCGGCACAGTATCGGTAACTTCAAACGCACAAATATTACAATTTAGTGTTGCCTTTTCTCTAAGTATGCCAATAAGATAATATTTTTTAAATGTATGTGCTTTACTGAACCAACCATTAATGTATAAATTCCATAATGACTGCTTATCCTGATTACTAAAAAATTGTTTAGCATCCTGATCAAAATTTTGATACATGCTAGCTTCGGTAGTTTGCTTTGATTTTGGTCCATAGCTCAATGATTTAACATCCGCTCCAACGCCCGGAGTAATCATGACATCGATTAAACTATGTCCTGCACCATTCCATACAGCACCAGGTATGCTATCAGCAACAACATATTCCCATAATTCCTTACCCATACTTAGTGGCCGCCCGAGCGCAATGTGTTTTCTTAATGGAGCAACAATTGCATCCATCTCGGCTTGAAAAGTAGCAACAAAACTAGGCCCAAGTAAGGCCATAGTTTGTTGTACAGTTAATGGAACAATCATCTAGGTGCAAACTCCTGTTGCATTTTAATATTGTCCATAAACTCTTTCTTAGTACCCATGTCGTCTTTAAACGCACCCTTGAGTACTGTGGTCTGTGTAAGACTACTATGTGCCATAATGCCACGATTTTCACAGCATCCGTGTGTAGCTTGAATATATACACCTAGGTCTGTTGCACCTGTGGCTTTTTGTATTTCCCTAGCAATGTCATTACAAAGTTCCTCCTGGAGAGTTCCTCGTCTTGCACACCACTGAGCGATCCTTGTATACTTACTAAGTCCGATGAGTTTCTCAGCGGCAATAATACCAATATAAGCAACCCCAACAACGGGTTGATGATGATGGCTACACATACTGCGAAGCTCGCTACGGACAACCAACATACCTTCATAACGGTCCGCCGAATCATTTGGAAACGCGGTAGCGTCTGGTGCTTGTTCATATCTTCCTGCCATTATTTCATTAAAGTACATCTTAGCAAGCCTACGTGCTGTACCTTTACTATTTGGGTCGTTTTCTTTATCAATAAGCAAACTATCAAGTACTTGTTCAAATGCCGGTGTTGCTTCGTCAATTAGCTTTTCTATATCGCCCTCGTGCAAGTATTCGCTAATGTTGTCACCTGCCCAAAAACGTTTGTTATCACGTTTCATTTTGGTACGAATCACATCTGCAAAATAAGCTTCTTCGTAACCTTTATCAGACATTATGTCTGCGGCTTTTACATAAACTTCTTTGCCTAAAGGTTTATATTCTTCTGCAACAAATTTATTGTCTGCATCTGAATGGAATACCGGATCTGGTAAAAATTGTTTTGGTGTCGGGTTACTCATTATTACTCCTATGTTTGTATTATACAGGTTTATTTAGGTTTTGTCTACGGTTTGTCACTCAAAAGTCTTTGATAAGATTTGAACGCATTGATTCATAAGTAAAAAATACACTAATGGTATGTCGAACACCTTCCGTGACTTTTCTTATGCCGTGCAGATATGGTAAACCAGCAGGATGAATAACCATCATTCCAGGTTTTGGTCTAATTTCTTTGTTCAATTTTGGATAGAATATTTCTCCACCTTCAAAGTCATCATTCAAATAAATCACTCCTCCATGCGACCTCCAAGGTGTTGCATTAGGAGTAATACCATCAGGCTCACAATTATCACAATGTGGTGTTAATTGCCAACCTGGCTCCCACTTTACAAATTGTGGATACTCTGCATATAAAAAGTTTGTGCAAATAATATTATTAGATTTTATAATATCTCTCATTTTAATTGTTGATTCAAAAACTAAATCTTGAACTTTTTTATTTGAGATTGAATGAAAATAAATGCATCTTTTATTCCAAAACTCAACAGAACTTTGATGACAATCATAGAGCTCCTGTGAGTTTTGAGAATATTGGAGGAGAAAATTCAGTTTATCCTGAGGTAAGAAGTTTTCAATAACAACAGGGACATCCATATTATACATCTTTTTTAGACAGTATTTCCATCAGTATCTTCTTGATTAGTTAGATATTTTTCCAATGCTTCTTTGTATTGATCTTCATTCAATCCGTGCCAACCGATACACTTGCCGTTTGGACTACGACCACAGCCGCATTTGCCAAATTCTTCTGGATTTTCTTTAACTCTTATTTGCATATCTTTATCCTTTTTACCAAATGCTAGATCCCAATTACTTGTAAATGTTGATTGATCAACGCTAAATGGTCTTGCTCTACTGCCTTTACTCATTTTTTATAATTTCCTTTTTCTGGAATAACATGACGAACACCGCCACGAGGATCGGGCATATCACCTACTCGCCTTGGTATCATGTGTACGTGCGGATACATTACTGTTTGTCCAGCAGCCTCGCCACAATTTTGTCCGACATTAAAAGCGTCCCACCTGCCCGACTCGACGCCTTCGTGACCAAACTTGTATGCGCCTTTGAAACAGTCCCATAAATGTTCCCAGTTTTCTTCGGTTGGCACAAATAACAAATGTCCTTCAGCGACTGGGTATGCATCTCTAAATACCCAGTAGGATTTTGTTCTGTATTCGATACTAGTCCACGGTGCTCTTTTTTCATCAAGTGCTCTTTCAAGATTCGTTGCCATGATTCATAGACCTGATCTGGTCTTCTAAATAATTTTTATATTCTGTTAATGCTTCGACTTTGCGTGGACTAGCGCCGCCGTCTGCTTGCAATTTTTTAATATCGTTTTCAACTATATCAATTTTAGTTTTTAAATCAGCTATTAATATTTCTGGAGGAGTCGGGTTTTCCATTTTTATTCCTTTATTTGTTAGTACCTATTCGCAAGCCTGTTATGCTTCCAAATAGTAAGAAAAACGCACACCATGTTTCTAATGTTAGCGGTATTTGTAGCACAGGAAACAGTGTGTTTAAACTCCAAATTCCTACAATCGGACCAAATACAATAACAATAACAATTAGTGCAATGCCTAAAATCAATTTAATAAGTGCTGATGTCATAACCAAAAATCCTCCCAAGGATAAACCAACCAACAATCTTCTTCTGCTTTGTTCACAGTCCAAACATAATAATCTGGATCTTTAAACTGACTTGATTGATTGTGTGTTAATACTGCAAATCTAACATTATCTCCCCATATACTTTCCCATTTAGGATCGTCAGGTAAACATCCACTCGGCCAATCATTCTTAATCCAATTAATAGTAGATCCTTGATCGTTAATGTCATCGACAATAAGAATTTTTTTACCAGCATATGCATCTTCTGCCATGCCAAGATTGCTAACACAATCACCGCCGTCACGTAGACTAATGTCTAGGCTATTCATTTTAATGCCTGTATATTGACTAAGCAAGTTAGCAGGCACAAGACCACCACGTGTAATGCCCACTATATAATCTGGTCTCCAATAATGAATGTGCATTTGTCTAGCAATTTCTAAACACGCACCTTCTACTTGCGACCAAGAGTAGTGAATTTTCTTCATGCAGTTAAACCATGTGCTAATGTTTGCAATTCTTCTTTGGTCATAAAGAAATTGTATGCTTGACTGTCTTGCACTTTGCCGTCTTTCAAACTTTCTTGAATAATATCCAGACTAAACAAGCCTTTAGGACTAATTACTTCGTGTTTGACCAAGCGTACACGGAATCCTTCAGATTCCTTAATTGTCACTTCTTTAAGTGTGTGCGATACTGATTCATGCAACATTATCTTCTCCTTTGATTGCTTCGAATGTTCTATACTTACCCAATGCTGTGATGTACTCATCATACAATTTCTTTAGCTTTGGGTGCTTCTTTTCTAGTATAACATCACGTTCGGGAATTTGCAAGACTTTTTCGATTGTATCTAACCGTTCTTCTAAGTCGACACCGTTTAATATCATCTTACCTCTGACGTCAATACTAGGAGGATTGGTTTGATTAACCTTGAGTACAGTGTCATTTGAATTAGCCCGACTAGTACCGTTAGATCCACTTGTTAAAAACTGTCCGGCAGTACCACTAGTAGTATAGACTTGGCCAATAGTTAACGGGCTTACTCCTATCCCTCCGGGAGGAACCGCACCGTACCCGGGACTAGTTGTATTAACTGTTTTTACGTTCTTCAAGGTAGTTGTCATTGTGTATCCATTTATTTTCAACGAGAAATCCCCATTCTCTTGTTTGCGGTCCTGGCACAAACAATGTCCATGGCGTAACACCTTCTTTTAATTCAATTCGATGATAGCTGAACGCACTGCAAATACGAAAGTGCCCTGGCCTACGCCAATGTTTTATCTCACCAATCATTTTACCAAATGACATAACAGGAGTATATTCGTAATAACCGCCTGCTAGGATTAGTGTAAAGTATGGCCACGGATGGTCATGCTGATCCCCGGGATCACCTTTATGAAACTTGTGCAAGAACACATTGAACGGAAAACGTTTACGTTCCTTCAAAAACAAATAGTAACGAGTTAGCAATGGCTCGTTACATTGTCGATCCATAATAACTCGTTTGCGGTCCAGCCGCTCTAACCAATTAAGGCTTAGGTCTTTTATCTTTTGGAGTATCATAATGATCTGTTACTAGTTTATAAGTTGTGACAAATTTTTCGTATGCTACTTTTAATCCAGGATATTCTTCACACATTTTTTCAATACGTTTAAAGTCTGGAAAGCAGTTAACCCATTCTTCCGGAAAATTTATTGTAAACGCTGATGTATCTATACTAGTTATTGACCCAAGTTGTGTAGTAGTTAATGTTGGATATGATGAAGGGTACGACACAGTACAGGGACTATAACCAGTTAATGTAATCGTATCATTATTAGTAAAATTAAAAGTAGACATATTGCTTACATCAATAGTGTAAGTGTCACTTAATGTTATCGATGAGTCCGGTTGCTGAGAAGAACTGCTCATGTAACGCCTCCGCTTGTTTACGTAACTGTGGTATTCTAGTTTGGTAATTATCCATGTGTTGCATAATTGCAAAACATAAATTAGTACGATGTGTTTGATATGATTCAAAAGACTCAGTCCATGCACTAGGATATTTAAATGTATCCGAATACATTTCTGTATAGCTAAGTCTATCTGGCACTAATGGTATAGCATCAACCACTGCACCTTCATAACAACTAATACCCAGTGTTTCTTGTAAGTTAGCACTGAACACTAGTTTAGCTTCGCCTAACAAATTATGATATTCATTTTTTGTAAGTTGATGGTCCTGACACACCACAAACTCGTACTGAGGCAAGTGTGTAGCCAAGTCTCGAAAGATTTCAACTTGTTTCTCTGGAGCAATACGATGCGGGAACAAGATAAGATCACGTTTAGGCATGTTCTTATACATTGTTAACGTGTCCTCCATATACTCCATGGGCCAACCGGTACGAACAATCTTTCCACTATTGATCCAGTCTTTATAAAAACCCGATGAGGTTCGTAATAGATTTAAGCAGAACATATCAATGTGAAAGTCTGTAGCAAAGTAGTTATGATCAAATGCATGAAAGAAACTCTTCTCTGCATTGCGTACCCAAGGCTTATCACCAACAAGGCGTCCGAGAAAGTCTTGAGGATCATAACTACCAGCATGCCATAGGCCATGTGTGGTTATTGGAATGCCCAGTAACTCACTCATGTACTTTAAGTTTATGATACCAGGATGCCAAGCATCAGTAAAGATAAAGTGATCGCCGGGATGAACGGCTCCGTTACAAAATAAACGACCCATCTGCTCAACTTGACTAGCCTTGTATATATTAGTTCCGCCAAAGTTGAGAAATGCCCCAGGAGTGGTAGCACTAGGAATGTCCGTAGGACCTGATATAATGTTGACATGGTGTCCTGCCTTTCGTAAGAGGTTAGGCACATGGGACTTCCACTGTCCCGTGTACCTTGTTTCAACAGCTTCTAGATCAACTAAGAATATGTTCATTGATTTCTGTTAACAAACGGCCGAGTGCCTTGGTAAGGTTTTTTCTCACCAGTCCATGCTTTCTTAGGACGCTTGCTCTTTTCGTAATTGCGCCACACCCAACTTTCTCTATTGTACAAGTCGGCTTCGTTGTAGGGAAACAACTCAATCCTACAAAAGTTAAGGAACGATTCCAGTTCATCAAACAACTTAACGATGTCTGGGCGGGTCTCAAAATAATTGATGTCTTTGTAATTCTTAGCCATAGTAGCCTTTTAGTTAGTACTTAATAAATGAACCATTTTCTCCGTCTTCGGAGACCTCAATCCAAACCTCACGGCTTGGATACTTTTGTGAAATGTGAGTGTACAATTCATCACTCATCATTTCGCAACTTTTGTAATCTAGCGACAAAACACCTTGTGTGCTAGAATACAGTTTTTCGAGCCATCGCTTGAATTGTATAAATTCCACATCTCTGTCATTGTGGGTGACACTAAGCCATACCCTAAAATGAAAAATATGGCGATGAGGACTAGCCAAAAACGAAACATCATATTCATCTCCTGTTGCTAAGTTTGGATCTGTTGCGGCCGCTGGATATTTGTGGATACCTTCTTTGCGAAAAGTTACCCAAATCATCTTGTTAGGTCTAATATCTTGTTTAATAATCATAATGTTGTATCTTGAGTGTACTGATCCCAATGAGTATACTTGTCTTTACTCATCAAGCTCTGCAAGTGATGTGTCCACACGCCGGGATTTGTAGCACCCCAAGTTCGGTCGTCCAGTTTGAGTGTGGCATTATAGTTGAGTTGATTAATGTAAGGTAACTTGACACTAATCATGGGAACAAATCGGGGATATTCGTTATATGCGGATTCCAATACACCTTCAATGTGTTCAACACCAAAGTCTAAACTAACCCAGTAGTCTGCTTTTAGACAGCCAATGATAACTTCATCCCACACTTTATATTCTTCGTGGCTGATTGCCGTTGGATTAAAACTTTGACTAGTGCCAAAGTAGATATGTTTTACATTAGCTTCTTTAGCCTTTGTAAGGATTTCTTCGATAGGAGGTGTGCCTACAACAAACAATGTAAACATACCATGACAAATAGTATGCTCAACTTCATAACCTGTAAAGTAAACGACGTCTTGTCGTTCTTCAGTGTTTAGTCCCATTTAATATAGCCTCTGCTGTAACCGCTTGGACGATCCTTACCATCCGCAAACGCTTGTTGCCACTCTATGTTTCTATTATATGCTCGTGTCCAGAAAGAATCAACCTCAAGATAACCGTTTTCAATCATCCAAACTGCATCTTTCATACATTGATGAAAATTTCTATTACGTGGACTTGGTTTAATAGTAGTAACTGCTTTCCAAAGTTGTTGTTGTGCTTCTTCTTTACCGACTGCTTTACCGACTGCATCAACAATTAGGGCATTGTTATTTAGGTTTATGTCTATACCAAGCTCATATTTGCCACTCAAGTCAATCACTACATCATAACTTTCAGTAGTACCCAGTAACAGTGTATCTCCCCATAGATCAATATTACTTGATCCTATAACATCAACACTTTCACAATGTTTAAATTTGGTTAATGTATGATAAGCCACCCATGCTAAGAACCCACTGCCGATAATCAGTATTTTATCTTGTCTATTACACTCAGCAACATCTACAGCATTAATAGCACAAGCAACCGGCTCAATAATATAACGTGGGTGAGCCTCTGGAACTTGTACATATTCATCTTTGCGTACATTATAATAGTCTGCGTATGCTGGTTCACCGCGTGTAGCAACAATGTCACCAAAATTTACATTAGTAATGTTAGCACCAATGCCAATTACCTCGCCTAATCCTTCGTGACCTTGCATGTGTAACGGTAATGGCCCAAAGTTGCCAGACATCATGTCTATATCACTACGACACACGCCGGTCATAACAGCCCGGACACAAATTTCATTTTCAGTTAATGGAGGCAGCTCATATTCTACTTCTTCAAAATAGCCTTGCCCTGTTGTTTGTAAACAGCGTGTCATAGGTTTTCAATCCTTTCGTGGATCCAAGAATCTTGTTTATATTGTTCAAGCCAAAAACTTTGATTATCTATATTTTTAATAGCATCAGCAATCATATTTTGATAAGCATATTCTGGACAAAGACCTAATTCAACAGTGACTACACTGTTGTCCTCCATGACAAATTCAATATTTCTCTTATCCAATGTTAGATCTCGCCAATCTGCTGTTAGTTGCCATTTGTCTGTAAAATTAATTTGACAAAAATCGTCTACATCATAAATGCCATTAACATTAACAGTTCCGTAATCAGTTCCTGTTAACTGGCCCAGTGTCCATCTTTTAAACGCAGTTTGTTTAACCAAGTTAGCTCTACTCCACTCTGGCGCCAGTGTTATAAACCAACTTAACAAGTGGGGCATTAAATCTCTGCTAACTCCACCAAATGCTAGTTCTTTATTAGTGAACCAACTACCTGGATTTGGTATGCGATCCTTATTAATCCAATTAAGATTAACTTTTTTAGATTTACTTGCTAACTCTTTCAACTCAGCAATGTTGTCCCGCCACATGTTGTTTTTGACCATCATAAACCGTGTAAACGGTCTAGTCTTAATCATATCAGTCCATTCATTACTTGTTTTAAATCCTGGTTTTTCAATAAACACCATTTTAGTATACGGTGCTACTTGTTCGGCAATTTCTTTGTGTGTAAAATTTGGAGTACAAATGTGAGCAGTATCAAAAATGCTGTATTCTCTTATAGCATCTTTGACATTAGTAAAGTCAGCACCTTTACTAGAATCTTTATCTACTGTAATAACTTTGTGTTTGAGATTTGTTAACACATCTTTATACAAGTTTCCAATACCCATGCCGATGACTAGACTACGCTTGCTCATTTTTCTTTTCTTCGTAAGATTTAAATAAACGTGTTACTGCTTCCATTTGTTCTTGGAATACATCCGGAGCACTATCAGCCGCCCGTTTCATGTCCCAGTCGCTGGGATAATGACGCAAACAACTTCTTGCACGATCTTTGATTGCTTTAGGAACTCGAGGAGTAGACAGAATCTCAACTAAAAACTTTTGAGTCTGTACTACTGCTCGGTATCTTTCATCTGGTAATGTCATTCTTTTACCTGTAATTCTAGCTGGTTTAATTTTGATTCCTCTTCATCACCCCATTCGGGTTCGTCGTCTAATTGTACAGCATCTTCTTCTACTTCTTCAAAGAATTTGGAGTACATAGTTGATGCATTGATAGTTTTCTTACCAGTTGCGCCACGTGTGCCAGGAATAGCTTGCCAAAATTTATCAAAACCGTCAATAATAGCAATAGCTGTAGCCCTATCGTCAGTGCTAAAAATAGCATCAACTACATCTTTAAAGTACACACGTTGAAACTTTTCATCCACCAACATAGCGGGACATAATCCAGCATCGTATTGACGATTGGCTTCTTGTACACTGTTTAAATGTAACCACACATTATGACCCATCATGATTGCGTAGGTAAAACTATCCCACGATGTCTTGCCAACTTTGCCAATCTTATTCATATCAGTGGGCCCGTAGATACAAATGTCTTTGACTTCCACACCGTCCATTAGTGGACTTGTGGTAAAAGATTTAAAATGTCCATCTTGTACAACTACGTCTTGGAATAGTCTAGTGTCTTTGCTGTATTTCTTATTGTCTAAACTTGGCAACATACGATAAAGCCATTTTTCTCTATCTGTAATTTCTGTTTGCACATAAATTTGTCCATTGGCAGTGGCAAGGAACGGTGATGCACAGTCAAAGCTAATTGTAAATTTAGGATTATGATATTTACGAACAGCACGTTGAATATCTGTCAGTAACAATGCCCATTCTAATTTACTTGTGCCAAGAAAGTGCATCCAGTCTTGATGCCCTTCTTCCAGCAATCCGTCAAACTTTAATGCCACTAATCTTCGCAACACTAGATCCACGTCACACATGTTCTGCCCACCCATAGCCCACCCGTTAAATGGCTTGTCGTATTTTGTTGGATCGCAAAAGTCTTTCATTTGATCGTACCAATCATCTGCTTGTGCGTGATTCTCACCTTGCAACACATTTAAGAATTTACAAGCACCTGTACGATGTTTGATAAAGTATTCGTTATTGTACTTTGTGGCTGCAACTGCTTGATCATAGTCTCCAACACCGCTATTTTTAGCACCAACCGGACTACGACCAACCCATGCTGGAATATCAAGCACCATGCCATAGTCCATGAGCGCATCCATCCATGCTAATACTTGTCCACGCTTCTTTTGTGCGGCATCTAGCTTGTTTTGGTAAAGTTTAACATGATCAATTTTGGTATATTTAGGATTACCATTCTTATCTGTTTTAGGATGTCCTGTTGGATGTAATTGCGGAACAAGTTCGACACCTTTAGCAACAGCTTCCGCCATACGTTGTGCAACTACTGGACCATTTGGATCATTCCATTCACCTTCCCACACGCCCTTACCAATCTGAAATCCACCAGAATCTCCTAATACCCAACTGGTACTACGGTCTCTATTTCGAAACATGTCCTCACTTGGATCTGGTTTTGTCAAATCCAAGTTAGCATGTCCTGCTGAATACAAACAATGATCAAAGTAAAATGCCGCATTGGGATTCAAGTAGTTCATAGCTTCAATACCCATAGGTCCAAAACTGGCAGGAATACGTGCAGGATCCACGTAGTTATTGTATCGTTGTTTGCCTATATACGTACTATAGAAACCACTTGTAGCCGGTAAAAAATACGCATAATCGCTTTGATGTGCTGTTAGATTCTTATTCATTTTATCCTACTAAGTGCTGGGCTAATACCATGCAACTGATCCACGCCCATATAGTGTTAAATCCTACTAGTGTTGGTAGCAGTTTCTTTTCGCTGGCCCAGATAAGTGTTAGGCTTGTTGCTAGAGTAAAGAAATATAACCACCAAATGCTTATACCAAATATTAAGCCAGGAATAATAATACAAGCCTTCGCCGCCCAACTGGCAAACTCTACCGTATTATAGTCAGTCCAATATTCCTTTGTAAACCACATGCCATAACATTCTTTCATCTTTGCAAATCCTATGTGACCATACACTGCGCCACATAGTACCAAGAATGCCAAACATGCAGATATTATCTGTACACTATTCATTATTTGCTCTGCGCTGGAAGAATGTAATCGTATACTGCAACACCGCTGTCAATGTTGATGTTTAACAATCCGCCGTCTGCAATACGCATGGTAGCAGTGCCGCTCAATCCAAGAATACTTTGTACTTGATTAACGGGCCACGACCAAGTTTGTTTCAATTTACCTTTGATATTTGCTTGGAAAATAAAACTACCGGCGTGTGTACTTGAGTCCCCAAAGCTAAACACCAAATGACCGTCTTCTGTTTTAACTTGGAAAACCGTTTCTTCGCTGTGTGCGTTTGATTGAAACTTTAATTTTTGTATGCTTGCAACAGCTGGTTGGAATTCAATATCCCACTGTGCGCCTTTAAATTTGGCCGACTTTAACTTTTCGTTAATAATGTCCTGATTCATGAAACGATAATCGTTTTCAAAGTCAGCAGTTGCATTGATAAAATGCAAACCAGTTGGAATTTCTTCGCCGTTACGTTGCTGTTTAACTACCTTGATAGTTGCACCTTCTTTGTACTCTGGACACTTAAGATGAATATCTAACTTGTTCAAGTTAGGCATACCAAATGTACCTTCAAAGTCACTAACCGGGTTGTGTGCTTTGGCATTTAAAATAACGCTACGATCTTCAGCCATAGATTCGATTGTAGTTTCTTTATCTGTTGCACTTACCTTGACCAAAGGTAAAAAGCCCAAACTATGTGTATGTGCTACTAGGTCTTGTAAAAAGTCTTTCATGAGATTCTCCATATGTTATGATTATACTTAGGTTTTTTGATTATGTCAAGCATTTTTTCTTACCGTTTCATTGTATTCTACCGAAGCTTCTAGAATACTAAAAGGTGTGTCGATAGTCTTGGCATATTTTATAAATGCTTGAGTGTCTTTAGGAAAACACGCACCGCCAAAACCACGTTCTCCGTCAAGCCCGGGTACTAAGGTA